TAGGCCGTGGTGTTGCCACTGGTGCCGCTGCGGAAATGCCCACAGAAGTAGCACAACAAGTTTTGGAAAGAGCGCAGGCTGGTCTGGACGTATTGTCTGAAGAAGCCTTAGCAGAATACGGTGAGGCTGCATATCTCGCCGCTACAGTGGGCGGTACTCTTGGCCCAATCGGCAGTGTAACTGGCAGAGCAGCAGCTAGAAAAGAAGCAGAACGCCTTAGAGATACTACGTTTGTAGAAGCACCTACGGAAGAAGCTACACAAGATACTACGATTGATCTAGCGGAACTGGCTGAAACACCCTCTGATGTAGATGCAGAAGCCATAGCGCAACAAGAAGCTCTTTTTGCAGAAGCAGATAGGTTACGCAGAGAAGCCCCACAGTTAGACCTACCCCAGACACTCCTACCAACTGGAGAACCCAAAACAACGTACAGCGCAAAAGATTTAGCGGCGTTTAATATTGGGGCTAGTACAAAATTAGGTAAAACGATTGCAGGTTTAGATTTAGCTGATCCTACACAAGCTAGGACAGCAGTAGGGGCTGTAGTTGAATATGCCAATAACCCTCGCATTAAGCCTGAAAACAAAAGAAGTGCTGTAGCTTTACTTAACGAACCTGCGTTTCGCCCTACTTTTGAAGCTGTAGAAAGAGAAACCGCGCAGCAAGAAGCATTAGAAGTAGCTCCTGAGATGGAGCAAATTGCTCGTGGAGCGGCACCTGAGCAATTAACAATAGAAGAAGCCGTAGAGGAAAGCATAAAACGCGAAGAGCAAGATATAGCGTTTGAGCAACGGGCTGAACAGCAAAGACAAGCTGAACTAAAAGCAACGCTAAAAGCAAAACAAGAAGCTGCACAACAGGCCGCAGTAGAACGTGCTGCTAGTCTACCCGAAGGTACTCCTACTGCTATGCAGGCGGCCCTACAAGCAGAACTAACAAGAGGAGTTCCAGTAGAAGGGCAAGCGCAATTAGAAATGCCCGGTATGGAACCTAGAGATCAAGCTGCACAAGATGCTGTTATAGGCGCAGACCTTGCTCAACAAATAGCTACAGAACAGCGTGCGCTAGAGCGTTCTGAATCGCAGCCTCAAGAACAAGTTCCTATGGTTGGCCCACGCGGTGGTATAACACCCGAAGCGCAGAGTAGGGGCACGCGTAGACAACCAGCAGCACAACCAGCAGCACAACCAGCAGCACAAGAAACAACAGCAGCACAAGAAACAACAGCAGCACAACCAGCAGCACAACCAGCAGCACAAAGAACAGTACGGGACGATGATTTACGATCTCCTGATGAAATAGAAGAAGCAGCCCGTGATTTTGAAGAAAAGAAAGCAGACCTAGAACGACGAATACAGGCGAAAGCGGGCGGTGAGGCACCACTTACTAACAACGCCCTTGATGAAAACTTAGAACCTGATGCTATGGGCGATGAGCAAATGGCTGCGCGTGAGGGGGAGTTTGCATCTGACGAGAATAAAATAGAAACAAGAGCAGACACTGACATTAGTGTTGATGCTTGGATACAGAAGACAGCAAAAGATTTTGTAGATGGAAAAGATAGTGCTAGGGCTGATGTAGACTGGGCTGTGGCAAATCTATCTAAGGATTCAAAAGTAAAATTAAATAAGGTTATAGACACCTTAAACAACAAAGGACGTAAAAACTTACTGGCTGTATCTATAGCGTCTACGACTATGGCGCTAGACCCAGAAATAGGCCAACTGCTAAAAGACGGTAAGCTAACTGAAGGGTTAGACCTACTGGCAGCGACTACTACCAGTAAAGATGTTGCTAAAACCGCTAAGGCAATTAGTGCCGCATTGATAAAAGACGGCAACACAAAAATTACGTTTGAAACCAACCTAATGTCGCCCGAAGGCAAATTGCTGGCTGGCACGTTTGACCCTAAAACTAATACCATCATACTAAACGCAGACATGGTGCCAACCACTCATGTACTGCTACACGAAGCACTGCACGCTGTTACTTCACACGAAATAGCAAACAAGAGTAGCCCCGTAACCAGACAGTTACAGCAACTTTTTGATGACGTAAGGGACAGACTAGATACGGCATACGGTGCAACCAACCTAGATGAGTTCATAGCAGAGGCTTTCTCTAACCCTGAGTTCCAAGCAAAACTTGCCTCTATGGATACAAAAGGTAATAAGCTGGGAGTGCTGGAGCGTCTCAAAAATATAGTAGAAAACTTGATACGTAGGTTTAGAGGTTTACCTTTCAAGAAAGTAGAGTCTGCAAAGAACGCGGTAGACAACTTAGTGGGTGAAATGATGTCGCCCGCACCGCAGTTCAGAGATGCTGCGCGTTTGAATATGGAAGTGACCGCAGAGAACGAGCGCAAAATACTCAATGAAACAATAGGTATTTACGCAAGTGGGGCTGTACCCAAAGCAGATATAAGTCTGTACAACAAGCTTATAGATCAACCAGATTTTGTTAATCAAAAGAACCAGTGGTTCTTAAACATACTGCCTTTAAACTCTATAGCTGATTTTATAAAAGATCACCAGAACCCGCTTATGCAGGATTTGGGTAAACAGCTTGATGAACTTTTTAAAGTAATTCAGTTAAAGAACGGCTCGCGGCAAAAATACTTACGTAAAGTAAAAGACACTACCAAAGAACTTAACAAGGTATTTGAAAAACTTGGGCCAAAACAACGTGCGTTGTTTAATCTTATCATCATGGAGAGCACGCTTAAACGTGTAGACCCTTCAGCTAATATTGATCTTGTTACAGGTAAGTCTAAGGGATTCACTGCTAGGCAGTATTACGAAGGTTTTCGTTACAGCTACGTAAGAGAAGACGGTAGTGAGTTTCGTTCTGCCCCTATGTCAAAAGAAGCAAGGGATGCAGAAGTAAAGAAACTTAAAGACGTTGATAAAAATACTAAAGTAGCAATTACTAATCCTAGTGACGGTAAGTTGGAAGATTTTGATTTAGTTTTTGCTGAGTGGAACAAGTTAGACCCTGAAGCACAGCGAGCTTACGTAACTTTAAAGAACGCCTACGCTACTGCATATTCCGAACTACGCTCGACGTTGCTAAAACGAATAGACAAAGTACCGGGCAATTCAGAACAAGAAAAAGCAATAAAGAAAGATTTCAAAGACAAGATTCTTCTTGACCTACTTAACAAAGAATCTATTGAACCGTACTTTCCTTTGTTTAGAAAAGGTGATTTTTGGATTAACCATCAAGGGTTTGACAAACTAACTAAAGGTGTCGAGCAGTATAAAGTTGCTTTTACAACTAGAAAGCAGCGAGACGAATACATACAAGCTTTGAGGACTGACCCTCAACTCAGACAAGACTTATTAACAAGCAAAGAAAGCACCATAGTAGAAGCAAGGGAGCGCGGTAGAGCCGAAGTTGTTGCACGCGCTAACGCAGAGGGAAGACAACCTACTGCACAAGAAATACAAGATGCAGAGTTTGAAACTGCGTTAGAACCTCTTGTTGCTACTCGACCCACTGGCGCTAAAACAGAAGCAACAAGCGTAGACATACGTTGGGCTAACAAGTTGTATGCAGATATTTTAAGTAGGCGCTATGCTGCGGCAGAGAAAGCCAAACAAGATGCTTTAGCAGAAGGTAAGAGCCAAGAGGAAGCTGACGCTATAGTGGCAAACGTACAAGCTGCTGGTAGCGCGATAAGCACTATCGTACAAGACGCTATGCTAAATGCCTTACCTGAACGTGCTTTGGAAAGTTCTTTTAGAAAAAGAAAGGATGTATACGGCGCAGAGATTGACGCAATAGAAGTGTTTAGTGAGCGTATGCCAGCGTTCATGGGGCAAGTAGATAACTTAAAGTTTGATGTACCTCTTAACGATAGAGAGAACGCGATAGAACTCGCAAAGAATAAATTGGTGGGTTCCGAAAGTTATGAGTTTGCCGATCAAGTATCTGAACAGGCGAAAGGCTACATAAAGTTTGCTAAAAACCCACAAGTTGGTACGTGGGCGCGACGACTTAAAGGCTTTGGGTTTATGTATACTCTGGGGCTTAATTTGTCTTCCGCATTGGTTAACTCTTTTATTCTCCCGATTGTCGTACTGCCTTTCTTGGCGGGTAAATACGGCTACCGCAATACTATGAAAGCGTTGTTCGATGCTACTAAGCTGTACATGGGTACAGGCATGAGGAGAAAAGCAGATACGTTTGAAGGTATTGGAGAAGGAGAGACTAGGTTTGATGGCCCCAACCTCACCAATCTGAATACTGATAATCTACCCAACGAAGTAACTGAAAAGTACCCCGGTCTGGGGCAGCTTGTAAGAGCGTTAGATGACAGAGGGGCTGCAAACGCTTCGACAGTAGGTGATATGATAGACATAGATAATCCTACTGGTAACAAGTTTGACAGAATACAAACTACTGTTAACGCTGTATCTGGGTTTATGTTTCATCAGGGTGAGCGTTTTAACAGGCAAGTCACGGCAATAGCTGCGTATAAACTGGCAGTAGATGAGAAGATAGCCGACAACAAGAAAGCAGGGCGTGGTGATACTTTAACAGACGAAGAACGAACAGAAATAATAAACCAAGTCATGCTCGACATAGAGCATACTAACAGTGGTGCTTTGATAGATACTGCACCTAAGATAGCGCAAGGCGATATAGGCAGTGTCCTGCTTATGTATAAGCGATTTGGTATCTCTATGGCGTATCTGCAAATGAAAATGGCCCGACTTGCCTTTCGTAGAAGCCCTCTCAACAAAGATGAAAAGGGTGAGGCTAAGAAACAGATAGTTGGGTTGTTCGGTATGTCTGGGTTGCTTGCAGGAGCGCAGGGTTTGCCTTTGTATGGGGTTGCCACCGGGTTAGCAAACCTGTTCTTGTTAGATGATGAAGATGACGATGCAGAGACTATAGTAGCTAGACAACTTGGTGAAGGGCCGTACTCTGGCGTATTGAATGCTATGTTTGGACTAGATATTGCCCCACGTATAGGTATGACTAATCTTATCCACAGAACTCTACCCAATAAAGAAACAGAAAGTTTTGCTGAACTTGTTCTTGACCTAGGAGGTGGCCCTCTTGGGGGTATATTCTCTAGGATGTTTGGAGCTAAAAGATTGCTTGAAGAGGGTTACGCTGATCGAGCATTTGAATCAGTAGCTCCCTCCGCTATATCTGGTTTTGCAAAGAGTTTCCGTTACGCTAGAGACGGCGGTGCGACTACATTACGAGGTGATCCAATCACGCAAGATTTAAGTCCTTTAGTGTTGGCCGGACAATTATTTGGATTTGCCCCAGCGGGTTACACCAAGTCTTTAGAGATAAGTGGTGTAGAAAAACGTAAAGACAGAAACATTAACCAAAGAAAAACAAAGCTTCTCCGTCAAAGGTACATGGCTTACAGAGTCGGTGACTTTGAAGGTGTCCGTGATGTAGATCAGGAAATAAACGAATTTAACAGGCGAAACCCTGAAGTCAGGATCACCGGAGACACCAAAGCTAGATCACTCCGACAGCATAGAATCACCAGTGAAATGGCTAGAATGTTGGGTGGTATTACAGTGAGTCAGCGTAGGTACGAGAAAGTACTACGTAGCCGCTTAGAGCTTCTGGGCGAAGACGACTATTTCTTGTAAAAAAATGCCCCCACAAGGAGGGCAATGATCTCTCTACGAGAACGATGAGAGCGCAATGTACCACAATATAGTGTGGTAGAACAACGTAGAACTACTATATGTCGGTTTCTTTTGGTGTTTCTACGGTCTTTTCCTCGCTCCAATCCAGTTTAATAACATACGTAGGCGGTAAATTAAGTCCCGGTATGCCGGTGCTCAGCCTGTACTTAGCGTCCCTGCCCCCCAAATCTTCGATTATCAGACGCCGCATGTGGCTGTATTCCAGCTTTCTCTGACCACACCACTTCTTGAACGGGGTAGGCAACATGTACATCACATTAGTGTCCACCTCTATCCTAGCTACAATCTTGTATAAAGGTTTTTCATACTCTGTTGCATAAACCGATAGCTCTGGGTCGTCCGTAGATTCCGTACTATCTATTTTTATTACGTTGCGATTGTTTTCGGCTAGGTACTGGGCAAGTATGTCCCTTATATCCACTACAGCAGCAGTGGTGTCGCTACGTGCTTTCCGTAGCATTTTGCATACCCAATCCTCTAGGTTGGCTACGTTAAGATCATGCAGCCCTATCCGTTGTGCAATACTCATCCCAGTTAATGCAGCGGCGGCTTGCCATAACCAGTAGCGATTTTGTGCTGTTAGCCCCGTACGCTCTATGAGTTTATTGACGTAAGTAAGCAACAAACCTTCAGCAGCTTTCTGATTCTTCACTAACTTCTGTATATAAAGTTCTCCAGCCTCCCCGTAGTTGTTATCTAACAACTGATTTAGTTCGATGCCCTCTTTGGTAGTGTCAGCGTCTTCTTTGAGTTTTACCAAAGTTTCCGCTTCTAACAGACGTTGCGCTTCTCCTTTCGGATGCTGTCTAAAGTCGGCTGATATGGTGTCGAGGATGCCTGTATTACCGCTTGTCGGTACCAGAGTAGCCCACGGCTTGCCTCTGTAACGCTCTACAGTCTCCCCAGAGTTACCCCGTAAACGATTCCTTTGCATACCCTGACTGACTGCATAAGCAAAGCTACTAAGGTCTTTACCCTCTTTATTAGACAACTCGTCTAAGTACACAACGATATTCTTGTATGTCTCTGTAACTTTCCACACAGAAGCAAACGTATCCTCCCCTTTCTGTACTACCAACGAAGGGTTACCCCATACTGAAGCCCCAGCAAACTGACCAGTAGACTTACCAAAGCCGGACTCAGTGCTTTTCAAATGAAAGATACTGCCAGCTATCTTTGGTGCAAAGATCATCAATGGTGCAGCGAATGACATAGCAAACATATACTGGTGGGGTTCAAACCCCGGCTTATCAAAAAACTTAGGGATTTTTTTCCATTCTTTTAAAGTCCCAGCCTTATCAAAATGAGCAAAGTACCCCTCTGTTACTGAACTAGGATAGTTATGTTTGATCTCTTTAGGGAATATCTCTCTATCCCCTAGAATGAAAGACTTGTTATTTTCAGTCCAACCAAACTGCTCAGCTACAGTATGCTCGTCCATATGTTCTTCAGCGTGATCTACAAGAGCCGCTACAAAGTTCATAAGTAGTGCAGGATTCATAGTGAAAACACCACGTTTAGTCAGCTCTACTTTGAATGTCTCCCTACCAACAAGTTTATAAGCCGGTATCATAAAGTCCCGTATACCATGCCGCTTAGTATGGTGGCGAAATATAAAAGAAGTCCCAGCCACTCTATCGCGTAGTTTGCGTATGATGTACAGGTCAGTACTGAGTATTTCCCTCACCTCAGTATTGCCATCTTTTATCTCTCTATGCCCTATACCGCCGCCTTCGTATCTGAAATACGGCTTCGGGTATTTGGGGATAGTTACTGTAGAAGGTGCGGCTTCCGTGTTTTTTGTGTCTAACGCAACCTCACTATTGTCCGGAACTTCTACTGTGTAGCTTTCCTCAGACGCCTCGTTTGGAACTACGGCTAGACTTATCGGACTTTTAAATCTGTCGTTATCCTTATGTGGGCAACCTTCACAACCCTCTGGGTACTCTTCTTCAAATCTTGCACAACCGTGCGGTGCCTCGATGGTACGCGCTACGTTATTTGTCTCTTCTTCGGTGTAATCTTTATACCCACTAGATATAGCGTGTACGTTCTCCATACCACGCGCATCGCTTATATCTATATCGGAGAACTTTGCTATGGACATAACGTGCGTCCACAACGCGTAGCTTATTGAATCAGGCTCACGTATGGCTCTGTCTATCTGAGCGCAGCCTGTACCGTTTACTGTTTTATCTAGCAGTACTTCAAATCTTTTTATCACTCTGTTGCCCAGAGCGTTCTTCATATCCTCCTGATCTTCTTCTGAGAATTCTTGTGTAGAAAGAACTGGTATCAAATCTTCTGGCAGCTTGGACGAAAACTCTTCCAAACTAACTACGCCATCATTGTGGTTATACACAGTGCAATCTAAAGGGGTACTAGTCTTGTGGTTGCGTGTCCCCGGTACGCGTAATATCCGAGCGGCATCCGCAGTAACTTGTACGTCTGCTTTAAACCCTGCATGTTTGCAGGTTCTCTTTAATTGTTCCGCAACGGCAACCCATTCGTCTTTGCCATACGGTTTATCTAACACCCAGTAAACATGCCAACCACGCCCTGAATCAACAAGGATAGATTGTTTTGGCAGGGTGTAGCGTTTTATAAACTCTTTTAAGGCTGCGTAAGCCTCTGTCTTAGTTGGGTAGTCTTTTTCTTCACCGCAATCTATATCGAGAAATAAAGTCTTTAACTGCTTAACATTGTTCTTTTCGCGCTTTTCTGTGTTAAACGTAGCCAGAGCTACATACACATTATTGTCATTATCATTAGCAGTATTTATATGGGATAGAGCATCTTCTTTTGTTTCTGAAAACTTTACATCAATCCCATCTTTCATTCCGACTGTGCAATAAAAACCCTCACTTCCTAAGACAGTATTTAAAAACTGTCGAGTATCCATAAGTCATATGTCGTAGAGAAAGGACGCCCCGAAGGGCGTCTCAAATTAAAGGAACAAAAGTTATTAATCGTCAAACTCATCAAGCATCGAAGACAAGTCGTCATCAGCCGGTGGCTTTTTCTTTGTCTCACGAACTTTTGGTTCTTCTGGTTCTTCTGGTTCTTTAGCAGCTTCTTTGGGAGCTTCTTTGGGAGCATCAGTTGAAACAGCATCGAACATGCTATCTTCGTATTGAGTGAACCCTTCTTGCTTATCAAACACAGAACCCTGAGTGTTCTCTTTAAGTTTAATAACTTGTACTTGCCGTAACCGTAGAGATACGCTGCTGCCCATACCACCACTATAGGGGATCAACTCTACAAACAAGTTTACAGTGCTACCTGTAGTGAGTTGAAAATCATCGGGCAAAGGTTTAGTTGCAGCGTCGAATTGCTTAGGTGGGTTCTTGTAAGAAGCAGCTATCTTAGCCTTACCTACAATACCGCCATCTTCAGGCTTCTTAAACGGCATAGATAAGCCGGGCCAATCTTCTTCTCGTGCTTCTTCGTAGGCGCTAGTCATAGCAGCTAGTAGCTCTTTAGCTTGCGCTTTGTCCATCTTAAAGCTCATGCTGTATTCAGCGCCTTGGTCAGTAGCTGCACAAGGTACAGTGCCGCCCTTACCGCCCTTACCGCCTGTAGATGAGAAATGGTAAGGCTGGTCTAGTCGTGGGTATAACGCCTCCACGCCGCGTATCATAAAAGTATTTTTGCTCATATCGCTCTCGTATTAACAAGGATTAAATTGCTTTGGCTTTTATAGCCAAGGTTAGGTGTTACAGTACTACTCTTGAACGTATACTCCTTCCCCTTTAACAACGTCGAATACACTTTCAACATTGTTGTTCTGTGAGGTGTTAGATTTAAAAACAAGTTTCACTAATTCCTTAGTGTCTGGGTCTTTCTGCGCGTGCATCGCAATTAAAATTTCATTCTCTTCCAAAGGGCGCACTGCTTTGAAATAAAGTTTAGGTATGTATGAGTCTTCATCAAACCTAGCCTCTACAAGAACAGTAGCTATTGGCGTCTTGTTGCTATTCAAATACTTTGCAAACGCTTGCATTGACATCTTCTTTTGATCGCTACCAAAAATACTGGTAGACGGAAGGTCAAGTTGGTACACCGTATCATCAGTAAGCTCACCATTGTCATCCACTAACATGATCGCAATGCGTTGCCGAAACCGACACGCACGGGAGTTACCTTGTCCGGAACCTTTTATGTTTTGCTTACAATCAAAACATGTAATGTGTTGCTTACCTTCAAGAACATTCTTAGAAGGTCTCCCACTTGCATGATCGTCAGACCAACAAGTGGGTGGGTTGTGTTCGCCGGGCACGAACTGCCCAGCATAATACATTCTGGAAATTGGTGCAGTCTTTACTATTACAAGTTTTAAAACACTGCTTTCCAATACCTCCGTTTCTTTACCACTAACTACTTTGCGAAACGCATTCTCTCGAATACTTATCCGATTGATCTCTGATTTTGAAGCCTCTGGTTTTAACTTAGAAAACAAGTTCTTATAGCTATCAGGCAACCCATCAGATGTCATCATCTAGCTCCGCCAGCATGTCCTCAATACCAGAAGACGGTAAAACCTCATTCTCTAGTGGGTCATCTAAATCAACTGTTTCGCGTAGATTGTCTGCGGCTTTCTCAACTGCTGCTTCATATCTACCCTTTGGTTCTTCCTTCCGCAGTGCAGCAACAACATCTTCCACACAGAAGCGGTAGGTATTACCGGCCTTTATGTAAGTCTCACGCGGGACGAACCCGCGTTTTACCCACTGCCTAACCGTAGACACTTTGACACCTACGTGTGCAGCTAGTTCATCCAAAGTAACGTACTTTGTATCTGACACTATTTTTTCCTCCGTACAGTTATAGTGTATTCGCTATCAGCGTTTAGACCGGGCGGTAGTTTGTCAGGGTTCTCCTCAAGGAAGGTACGCATGTTGGTTTGATGAAGGCGTTTCTCCATCAAGTCCATAGCACCATGCTCCATGATAAACTTGTTCATACTCTCCCAATCAGAAGTCCAAAACTTGGTTCTAACTGATCGGTAGAAAGTACCTGTTGCAGTCCGTACTGACTCAGCGCCAGTAGATTCGCAATGTTCGTTGAGCACTTGTTTAAATTTATCCAGCTTCTCGTCGAGCGCACTAAGCTTAGTGTTCATCTCACTAGTGATAGCAGCCTTTCGATCACGGATTTTTATGCAGGCGTCAACAAGGCGGTCTAAACCAACTTCTTCAGCTTCGGTCATTACATCGTTCTCCTTTATATTTTAATTAGGGGGAGTGATTATATGTGCAGTGCTTTTACATTTCAAGTACTTCATTGTACAAATCTATTATTTTTGTATGCACATCTATTCTTTGGTCAAGTAGTTTGTATACTCTTTTCTCAACCGGGGAACCTTGTAACTGTACGACTGTACAAGGATGCTTTTGCCCAGACCGATGCACGCGTGCATTAGCTTGAGCATAAGTTTCTAGGGAAGCCACTGGCCCCCACCATACGATGGTATTTGCTGCGGTAAGGGTGACACCATGCGCTGCGGCTTGTGGCTGTATTATCAGGACTCTGGGGTCGTCTGTGTCTTGGAATTCTTTAAACAGTTGGGTGCGCTTTGAAACACTTACGTCCCCCCGAATGATGCCGTTAGATATTTTGTCCTTAAAAAGTTTCTCAGATAGTATGTCGATGACGTGCTTAAAGGGCACAAAGATCAACACTTTCTGGCTTGTCTCATCAATAACTTCCTTCAGTACTTTGTACCGGTTCTTAATATCAAATTCTACTGTCTCTCCACTATCGGCGTAGACTGCACCACAAGATATTTGCAGTAACTTATTCATAGTTACAGCGGCGTTTGGTGCAGTAACTTGTTCTCCAGCAGCCATTGTTAGCATGTGACTGCGTATAGCTTTGTAGTATTTGTTCTGTTGTGTTGTTAGCTCGATCTCACGCTTGGCGTACGTCATTTCTGGTAAGTCGAGGCATTGTTCTTTCGTGTACCGTATTGCTGGCTGTAATGCTGCATGTACTTTATTTACAGCATTGTCTTTAGGAACCCACTTAAATTGAGTCACTTTGTACATAACCATCTCGCGGAACGCGGAGAAACTACGCGGTACAGCTAGGGGGTTAATCATTTTAGCCAGCCCAAACGCATCAAGGGGGGATTGAGCGGCGGGAGTACCCGTCATCATCCACACCCATGTGTCGGGTTTTATTATTCTGTTAAGTACTTTCCAGCGTTTTGAATTTGCGTTCTTATAATGTGTGGCTTCATCTACAATTATTAGATCGTACTCGGCCATCTGTATATGATCTTCTACTATCTCGACACCATCATAGTTAATAATCACAAAGTCTGCGTCGCCTGAGATTATTCTACGGCGTTTATCTTTTGCCCCGTGCGCTATATCCACACTACGGTGCATAGCGAAGGTAAACAGGTCAGCCCTCCATGCAGAATCCATAATAGACAAAGGGCAAATAATCAGTACTTTGTTAATAACCCCTTGTTTGAGTAAGAAGTCAGCAGCCCAGATAGCAGAGGCAGTTTTTCCTGTACCTTGTTCATTAAAGCAAAACGCTTTCTTATTTAGTGTAAGAAAGGATGATGTAGTCTTTTGATGATCGAAAGGTTTGTAACGCCCCGGCCAATCGTACTGACCTAGTATTGGAGACGGTACATTCTTGACGTTAAGGTTGCGTAGCACTCGTGCTTCATCTACGCCCCACTTAACTAAAACTTCGTTGTTGCCGAGATCACGGCTAGTTGGTATGGCTGTTGTGATTCTTTGGGGGTCACGAACCCGCAGGCGTAAACCCCTGTTATCAACTACTCTCATCGTTTCTCCAGTTTACTTCTTTTTCTTTCTTTCGCGCTTACTAGTTTCAGAAACTAGGCGCCCTTTTGAATCTCGTTTGAATGATCTGTTTTTGGACTTGTTTTCTATTTTAGTCCCATGAGAGTTCTTGCCACCTTTGCTCAGTGCTTTCTTGTGGCTTACATCCTTACCCTCTCGTTTATCGGCTTTGCCGTTCTTATTCTTATCTTCACCTTCCTTGTCTATCTTACGTCGCGCACGCTGCCTCTCCATACGATCAGCATGTTCGCCACGTTTCTTCTGTTGTTCGTACTCCTTTTTATACGGACGTTTCTTCTTTGTATACGGCATCATCTTCTCCCGTTATGAGGACACTCCAGTATAATGCAATGAGCCTTGCACAATCCAGTGGGCCTCGGATTCCATACATCAGTTACAAGGGTCTTTTCCAAAATCCCATATTTGGTTAACCACTTCTCCCACAACTTTGATTCGTCTTTTCTTTCATAGGTTTGTTTAATTAACTTGTTACACACAACGAACAACAACCCGGCTTTCACTGTATGTATCTCAGGAAAGTGTTTGAACACACACAGGGTCATAAGCTCCAACTGCCCTACGTCAGCGTACTTGGCAGATTTACCCGTCTTGTAATCAAAAACTTTGGCTACCCCTGCGTCTCTATCCAAGATAATCAGGTCAGCTACGCCTCGATACCAAACATCATCAGCAAAAAACTCACAAGGTTCCAAGTTTGACGTGATACCCATCTTGTATTCACAGAGCTTCTCGCCCGGCATCGCCAACAACTTATCTAACACGTTTTGCGAGTAATCAAATCGTGGGTCTAGTTCGCTAACTATCCCACCTACGTAATCCTCCGCTGCCTTGTGGTACTCATTACCGTACCGCATTGCTTCAGTATTAAAATTTTCTTCGTAGTCTTTTGCTACCTTCAGGTGATAATACTTTTTCGGGCATTGTTCAAAAGTCTTTAGGCTACTGAAAGACCATGCTGTTCTCGTACCCATTCGATACACTCTCCATAATTCTTCCCGATTTCCACATCCCCACGGACGGGTAGGCCAGAGGCCCATTCGGGGACAAAAGCCATACAGGAATCTATGTAATTACAAGCTTCAATAACTTGTTCGTCAGGGACACAGCATACCACAGAGTCATGGACTGTTAGCAAAATCCGATACTTCTTTTGTATTTCCAGCATTTGTTCTGCCATTACACAACGCGCTATGGCTTGGCATACATTTTCAATAACTTTGCCGCCGTATATTTTTATGTAACCCATGCGGGTTTTGTAGGAGTACTGCTCCCTACCATCTTCATCTAACTCCATCTTAAGTTTGTTGTAATACATACTAAGACCTGACGGTAACCGGATGGCGTTTTCCTTTGGTAGGAGTTTTAGAACGCCTTTCTTACCTACCGTTGTTATGGCGTTGCCGTGCAGACATTCCAGTGCGGTGTTAGCCGTTCGCCACAATTTAGTGATCTTGCTGTTGGCACTACGGTACACCCCCACAATGCGACGGCATTCTTTCTCGTCAACTTCTACACCAAATGTTTTCAATTGTTCTCGGAATCGTACAGCGCCCATGCCGTACCCAGCACCAAGTATTGTAGTCTTACCTATGAAGCGTTGCTCTGGTGTGACTTTCTCTACTTTAGTTTTGTATATACTTGCAGCCATTATCTTGTATACATCTTCACCACGTTTGAATGCTAAGACCAAATCGTTTTGTTCTGCCAACCACGCCAGCACTCGTGCCTCTATCTGAGCAGAATCGGCTTGGATCAGGGTGTGCCCTTCAGGGACGCAAATACATGATTTCAATACCTTTGCATTTGGCCCTCGTGATGGTAAGTTTTGTAAGTTTACCTTATCAGAACCACCCCAACGTCCCGTATGCGCTGCGTAATATTTGATGGGAACTGGCATCTTCTTTCCACGAGTAGCAATATCCAAGAAGCGTTCTGTTCTTGTTTCTTCTAAGGTACTTTTCAAACCTAGTCTTGCAGCAACTAGCGTCTGTACTTCTATATCCTCATGTTCTTGTAGCGCCTTAAACCCCTCGTCTGTCTTGGCAAATGCGTAGGTTTCCTTGCCCGTACGTGCGCTGATTTTTGTTGGTGGTTCTACCCCGGCGTTACGTAACAACTCTGCAAACTTGTTGTTAGACATAAGGTTTTCTAACTCAACACCACTCTGTAAAAGAAGTTTCTCTTTTTGTTCTTTAAGGGTATCAAGATGGTTGTCTAGTTTGGCTACGTCTAGTTCAAGCATAGGTTCGATAAACATACGTAGGGTCATGTCTATCACCTTGAGTTCGATCATGGGGAATCCACGTTTCTTCATAAAGATGTCGAAGAGTTTATAGGTCAACTCCACATCATTTATACAGTAGTCCCCATACTCGGCTAGTTCTTCCTCGGTAAAATCTCCCCTTCTCTTACCTTCTGCTTTGAGTACCTCGGTTCCTTTCTGACCGATGCCATACATATCAGACAACGCTTTAAGAGATGCCCCAGCATCCACCCCATGAAGAGCACGCCCCATACTGAGAGTATCAAAATAAACCCTACCCCTAATGCCAAAAAGCCAATTAAGAATAGCCCCATCAAACAAAGTATTGTGAGCCAGTATTGCAGAGTTAGCCCAATCGTACTCATTCTGTAAATAAGTTTTGAGATCATCGAACCCTCCGCTCAACCATTCAGTGTCCCCGTCGTTAACTTTTACAGCAACGCCTATAACTTCAAAGTCAGGGCTACGTACGTACTGCTCAGTCGTTAGCTTCCTAAAGCCGAAAGTCTTGCTGTAATAAGTTTCAAAGTCTATTGTTATTATGTCCATTATAATTTTCTGCTTTCTTCTAAAGTTTTGTCGTACAAGTTATCAAGGTAGTCCCGCCAATCCTGTAAGATATCTAATTGGATAACGAAGTGTTCGTTACGGAAATCTTCCCAAAGGTCTATTTCACCCTCCCCTGCGTTGGGGTTGTAGTACAAAGTGCCATACTGCCAAACTTCTTTTTTCATTACAGTTTCCCCTTCTTTACTAGTTCTAAACGATTAGCCTCTTGTGCAGCAGCTATGTCTTTTTTATTTTGGCCGGTGTACGCGACAGCCAGCTTTTCTTTAATGAGTAGTTTATTAATGGTCGTCCGTCCAACTTTGATTTCACCCAAGTACCTTCCAAACTTTCCCTTCTCTCTTGTTCGGAGCGCATAAACTCCTCCCAGCTTGAGAGCCTTTTGGGCGTAGGCTTTCGCGAGTAGTCCATGTGCTTTCTCCTGTTTATTTCTAGTGCGACACTCTGGAGTATCGATGCCGAAAAGACGGATACGCTGATTACGAACCCAACA